GACAAGGCCGAGGGCGCGCTGGTCGCCTACAAGGCCGCCGTAGCCGAGCAGGATCAGGGCAAGGCGGATGCCGCCTTTGCCGAGTTCGAGCGCCTGGAGGGGCTGGCCAAGGCCAGCATGGAAGCCGACAAGCGCGCCGCACGCGCTGGCGAGTTTGGCGCCTACAAGGCCGCGCTTGCCGAGTCGGCGGGCCGCGTGGCCGTCGGCGGCACCATGCCCGCCGATGACTCCGGCGACCCTGGCATCATCTACAAGGCGAAGGACGGCAGCGTCGGGCGGTTCACCCCGTCGCGCTCTGTGCGCCGTGGTTGGACTGCCAAGGCTGAGGCCGCGTATACCGACGCCTTCCGCCGCTACATGGCCGGCGATCCGGTTAGTGCCGATGAACAGGCGATGGCGGTGCAGAAGGGTCTGAGTGTCGGCGACGATACCAAGGGCGGCTTCTGGGTTGTGCCTGAGGTGTTCGCCTCTGAGATGATTAGCACCTTGCAGGATGAGGTTCTGATGCGCCGTCTGGGGACTGTGCTGCCGGGCATCCCGCGTGGCGCTTCGCTCAGCATCGGCGTGAATAGCGGCCTCGGCTCCGCGTCGTGGGGAACTGAGCTTGCCATCCCGTCTGCCGATACGGCGACCCCTGCTGGCAAGCGCACCCTGACCCCGCACCCCAAGCGGTTCTTGGTCAAGGCGTCTAACACGTTCCTTGACGCCTACCCTGGTGGCGAGGCGTACATCAGGGGCGAAGCGGCCATCGCTCTGAGCGAGTTGGAAGAGACCGCCTTCATGACCGGCAGCGGCGCGGGCCAGCCGCAGGGCGTGTTCGCGTCGACGTCCACCCTGCCCACCGACGTTACCTGCGTTTCGGCCACCGATATCGCCTACGCTGACCTTCTGGGCGTTGAGGGTGCGCTGAAGGCGCAGTACCGCGCGGGCGCTAGCTGGATCATGCACCGCACGATTGCCAAGGAACTGTTCGCGCTGAATGACGGCGTCGGCGTTCCGCTGATCCGCCGCGACCCTGCCGCACCGATGCGCTTCGATCTGTTCGGCTACCCGATCAACCTCAGCGAATACGCGCCGTCCTCGTCCGCAACCGGCCTCTACGTGGCCGCGCTCGGCAACTGGAAGCGCGCCTATCGCATCGTGGACTCGCTGGCCATGCGTATGCAAAAGCTGGTGGAGCTCTACCACGCCACCGATGAGGTCGGCTTCTCGTTCGTTGCCGAGACTGACGGCGCCATCGTCGACGGTCAGGGCATCATCCGCCTGAAGATGGCGTAAGGGAGAACACGCATGTTTTACACCGCCAAGTTTATCAAGATCAAGGACCACTCTACCGCCGCGACGTCGGCCGTCACGTCTGACGCGGTTGATACTGCGGGTTACGAGCGGGTGACCTTCCTGACGTCGTTCGGCACGGCTGCGGCGGATAACTCCGTCAAGGTTCAGCAGTCCAGCGACGATGCTGCCGCCGATGCCTACGCCGACCTTGAGGGTACCAGCGTCGTGAGCGGTACCAGCGACGAGGATATCGTGGTGACCATCGTCAAGCCGCGTGAGAGGTACCTGAAGCTGGTGGCCACCCGTGGCACGTCGTCCACCCTGGAAAGCGTGTGGGCCATCCTGCACGGCCCTGTGCGGTCGCAGCCGGTCGACAACACGACCTCCGGCACCATCACGGGCGAGCTGCACGTCAGCCCGGCCGAAGGCACCGCCTGATAGATTCCTTCTCCTCCTGGTCTGGTGGGGAGGCGGCCGGAATCCCGGCCGCCTCCCGCCAACCCCAGGCGGTTATCACGGGAGCGTGAGCTATGGCAGCAGACCCCACCTACCCTAACGGGTTCCAGATCAGGCAGGGCGGTAACGCCGTCGTGCCGACTGGCAAGAGCCTGGACATTGAGAGCGGCGGCGCCCTGAAGATCGCAGGCACCGACGTAACGGCCATCCTGGCCACGTCGCCCGCAGCCGTTGCGGCTGGCTATAAGATCGCCCGTGGTGAGACGGCGCTGGACGGCAGCAACCCGACTGCGGTCGCCACCGGCCTGACGACCGTGGTTGCCTTCGTGGCCACGTTGAAGGGTACGGCGGCGCCGGGCGTAGGCACGTCGATTCTGACCGCCGACATCAGCGGGGCGACGGCCAACGTGTACGCCTGGAAGGTCACGGGCGCGGGGGATACCACCCTCATCGCTTCGACCGGCACCGAATCGTTCTACTGGATTGCGGTCGGCACGTGATGGCGGGCAGGCGCAAGCCGCAGCACGCGGCTGAGGTGGAGCGGGCGATCGGCAATGTTGCCGATGCGCCCGCTTCGCCGTGCCTGCGTGAACCCGCGTGCGATCATCCATTCCGCGTCACCCTGGCCCGCATCATTCCGGGGGGCGTGGAGCGGTACTGTGAGGACTGCAAGGCTATCGCCAGTCGCATTGTAGGGGGTGCATGATGGCCGCGACATATGCCACCCTGGCGGACTACAAGGTGGAGATAGGCGAGACGGACGCGGCCAACGACGTGCGGCACGCGACGGACCTTGAAGACGCAAGCCGCGTGATTGACGCGCTCTGCCGCCGACCGGCTGGCTGGTTCGCAGCCGTGACGGCGACCACGCGCACATTCGACGTGCCGGCCGGCACGGGGCCGAGCCTGCTGGTCCCGCCGCTCTGGTCCATCACCACGCTGAAGACGGACGAGGACGGCGACCGGACGTTTGAGGTCACATGGTCCGCAGCCCTGGACTACCGGCTGTACCCGTTGGACGGACCGCCCTACTCGGAGATCCGCATTGACGACGTGAACGGGCGCTATTCCTGGCCGGGTGGGGATGCCCGCGTCCAGATTGTCGGCGCATGGGGTGAGACTGAGGCGGGCGCTCCGCTGCCGATTCAGCGGGCAACCAAGCTGCTGGCCAGCCGCTATCGGTCCAGGCCGAACACGCCGGAAGGCATCGCGGCTGGCGGCGAAAACATGATGGCTCTTGGTGCTGCTGACCCTGACATCATTGCCATTCTGCGGGATGGCGGATACGTCAACCCTGCGGGCATCTTCGCATGAGCGGGATAACGATGGTGCTGGACCGCAGCGGCCTGGACTCCCTGGCTAAGAGGATCGGGCCCGACGCATTGCGGGCCATCCTGGCCAACGCGGCGACTGATCTGGCGCATCATGGGGAGTTGACCGCCAAGGCGACCACACCCCAGGTTACGGGCAACGCCCGACGGTCCACCGTCTCGGACGTTGTGTCAGAAGAGAAGCGGGTCATGGGCCGCTATCCCTACCTCAACTGGCTGGACAAGGGCGAGGATGGGCGCGGTCGCAAGATGCGCAGCCGCCCGGGCGGGTACCAGATCCGCAGCCGCACCCGCGACGAGGTGCGCGCTATGGCTAGGGCGATCCTGGCCAAGGCATTGAAAGACGGGCCGGGCTGATGTCAACACATAACGACATCGCCGACGCCCTGGAAACGGTGGTGCTTGCCAGCGATGCGGCAGTCAGGTTCTACCCTGAGCCGAGCGAGAAGCCTATCGGCGACGTATCAGCCGAGCTTTTCTTTCAGGACTTGCGGCGCATTGGTCACGGTGCTAACGCCGTGTGGACTGTACAGGCCATTGTCGAATTCTCAACACCCGCCAACCTTCCGGGTTGGGGGCAGGCGGTGCGGCGCATCCGCGCCTTGTGTGACCCGTCTGGTACGGCATCGGTGTTGGCGGCAGTAGAGGCCGACCCGACGCTAGGCGGTGAGGTCGTCGGCACCCTTGCCGCACCCGGCCCGGCGACCGGCGACGAAATCAAGAAGCGGTTCTCAGACGGTGAACGCTGGTGCAAGGAATTGAGACTGGAGGTCACATTCAATGCCTGATATCGAACGGTTCGAGGATCTACCCGTGACCACGGCAGTGATGCCAAAGGGAACGGCGACGGCCAAGCCCGTGACCAAGGGGCAGCGCGATGGCACGGCGTACGTTGTGACGGACGTGCGTTCTGCGATCATTGTCCCCACGGACGACGGCCAGCTAGCGGCCCTGCTGAACGGGGCCGACATCCCGCTATCCGAACGGCGCATGGCCGAATACAAGAGCGGCGCCGTGGTGCGCGGCATCCCCACGGTTAGCGTGGCTGGCATGCTGGCCGATGGCATCATCCGCAAGGCCGACGCCGACGAGGCCGCCAAGGCCATCACGGTAGGAGGTGCCGCGTGAGCGTACCCGGCCCGTCTGCCCGATGGCTCTATGTGTTCGACGGCACGGCCAACCTAGGCGTGAACCTGACCGGCACCAATGGCCAGGTCGGCGAGTTTGACCCGCCGACGTTCAACGAGACTTTGCAGGAGTTGACCGGCTCTGCCAGCACCGCGCCCGTGGTTGCGCCGACCGGCCACCGATCCACCGATGACGTGACCATCCCGATTTGGGCCGACAGCAGCCTGCAAGGCTTGATCGACGATTGGATGGGGACGACTGAGGCCGACCGGCGCAACGCCCGCATCATCGTCCACGGATGGAAGGGGGCCGACGCGGCGGGCGTGTATTTTGAGGCGGGCCGCTGCTACCTGAGCAAGGTCAGCCCGAAGACTCCGCCCGCCGCGCTGACCCAGGTGGAGACGACTTGGCGCTATGAGAACGCGGCAGAGATTGGCATCGTGCTGCGCGCCCTGGCTGCTGCGACCGCAGACGGTGACACCCAGTCCAGCAGCATCGACCACGGCGCGGCGACTGCCCTCGGTGGCTCCGGCTACTGGGGATATACCGCGCTCAATCTGGACAGCGGGACAGGCTTCGCGCCCCGCGTGATTGACAGCGCGGATAACGTGACATTCGCGGCGCTCTGCACCTTCACCGCCGTTACGGCTACCACGGGCGGGGGGCAGCGCATCGCCCTATCGCCTACCGCTACCGTCCGGCGCTACGTGGCGTCGGATTGGGACTTCACCGGAACGCCTGGAGGCTCTGCCACTTGCACGTTCTGGATCGGCTTCTGTCGCAACCTTGCCTAAGGAGAATTCATCATGGCAGTTCCCGGACCTACGGACCGAACCTTCACCATTGACGACAACGGCGGCACCGCCCGCGATATGACGGACCTGATCGTTGGGGAGCCGGGCGGCATCGGTGAGATTGAAGAGAGCTTGACGGACTTCACCGGCGCGGGATCCACCACGCCCGTGATTCTGCCGGCTGGCTTCAGTCGCGCTACCGACCTGACCTTTGTCTTTCAGGCCGACGTCGGCGGATCCTCGCCGGTCGACCCCACAACCGTCTTCCACGTCAATCGCGGTACAAGCCGCACCATCACCGTGACCTATGCGAGCGGCTGGACGTGGAGCAGCGAGGCATACATCAGCAAGGTCACGCCCAAGACGCCGGTGGAGGGCTTGTCGACCCTTGAGGTGACCTTCAAGCCGACCGGCGCGATCACCGTAACGTGAGCTTAGCGGCTGCGATCCGGCGCAGCCGTGAGCCTTTTATCATGGGAGCATCCCCCGCCCTGGCCTCTCCGGAAGCTGGGCTAGGGCGGGGGGCTTCTCACCACCTAGGAGCTTCCACATGACACTTCGGCTTCGACTGTTCAACGATCCATCCGCTACCGTGCCGCTGCGCTTTGACGACCCCGCCTTCCTGGCAGCCCTAGAGGCCGACGATGCCAAGAAGCCAGAGGGCGACCGGCAGGGGCCGCTCGCCAAGGTGCTAGGCGTCCTGCGTGCCACCGACTATGACTTCACCCCGTTCGCAGCGGATGGCTGGACCATTCACGCACGGACGGCCATCACGGGCGGCGAGGAAGACGCGATTCTGGAGAGCAGCCAACGGGCGTCCGGTGTGCCTGACCTGACGGCAGTCAATCAGAATTGGTGGGCCACGTGGACCAAGCGCGTGACCCTGCCAGACGGCGCGGAAGACGACCTCTCGCCGAAGGAACGCGCAGCCCTGGCCGCCCTGTCCAGTCCCAACCGCAAGGCCCGTGGCGAGGCCTTTGGGGTGCTTCCAACCATGATCCGTGACGCATTCCGCGCGCGGCTGCGGGCGCATATCGACGACGTGGCGCGGCCCGCTGAGCGCGACCCTGACAAGACCTCCCCAAAAGTCCAGGCGGGCCAGCACCCGCCAGACATTGGGAGCAGCTACGATGGGGGCCGCGACCTGAGCTAAGGGGCGGGCCGGAAGGCGGGGCGGGCCAGTGGATTGAGCCGTGGGTCGAACACTGGTTCGCCCGCCTGACGCAGCTGGCTCAACTTAGCATGGCTGGCCTTCCTGTCCGACCGGTTGACCCCGACAGGCTACCCGCTCCGGTTCGGGATCTACTGCCGGAATGGTCGGGCTACTGGTCGCATCTGCTAGAGAAAGCAAGGAAGGCCAAGGCATGAATGAGGAAGAAATCATCCTCAAAATCAGGACCGACGCAGATACGACCGGCCTGGATACGATTGAGCAGAAGGCCGGGGGGCTAAGCAGCAAGCTCAGCTCCCTGGCCGGCCCTGCTGCCGCAGGCGTTGCGGCCATCGGCGCGGCGGCCGTTGGTGTGGGGGTGGGCCTCCTGAAGGTTGGCGACGACTTTGGGTCGGCAATGGACACCCTCCGCACGGGGACTGGCGCGGTAGGTGCAGACTTGGACGCGCTGGGCGACAGCATGAAGAGCGTCGCTGCCGGCGTGCCGAACAGCATCGACGAGGTGTCGTCTGTCATGGCCGAGCTGTCGAGCCGTACCGGCCTGACGGGATCTAGCCTTGAAGCCCTGACGACCCAGACGCTCCAGCTTGCCAGAGTCACCGGCGGCGATGCGCAGGCATCTGTAGAGGGTCTGACCCGCATGCTGGGGGATGCCAGCGTGCCGACGGAGAAGCAGGCGGCGGCCCTCGACACGCTCTACAAGGCCAGCCAGACGACGGGTGTCGGCGTTGACCGGCTCTCGGGCCTGATGGTCCAGTTCGGCGCCCCCATGCGCAACCTTGGGATGAGCTTCGAGGAGTCCACCGCTCTCCTGGGCCGCTTCGAGAAAGAGGGCGTCAATACCGAGCTGGTGATGGGCGCGCTCAAGGCGGCCTCGGCCAAGTGGGCCAAGGAAGGGCTGGCGCCGAAGGAAGGTCTAGAGCAGACCATCGCGGCCATTCAGAAGATGGGGCCATCCGCCGAAGCAACAGCCCTGGCTATGGAGACCTTCGACCAGAAGGCTGGCGGCGATATGGTAGATACCATCCTCGGGGGCAAGTTCGCCATCGACGACTTGGTGGGGTCCATCGCCGGATCGTCCGAGACTATCGCCAAGGCGAATGAGGACACGACGGGCTTCGCCGAGAAGTGGGAACAGGCGAAGAACCAAATGCTGGTGGCCATTGAGCCGATGGCCACTGGAGTTCTTGAGTTCGCAGAAGGGGCGGGCGCTGCCCTGCTGGACAAGCTGACGCCAGCGATTGAGGCGATAGGCCGGGCGTTTAGCGACCTGATGGACGGCGACTTCATAGCTGTGTTTGACGACCTTGGCCTCAGCATGGAAAAGGCAAAGAAGTTTGGTGAGCCGCTGACGGCGCTATTCGAAGACATCTCGGCCGTCTTCTCTGATAGCGGCGGCGGACTTGACGGCGTGGTCGGCGTAATTGATCTGCTGCTGGAGAAGTTTGGCCTAATCGGCGCCGGCGACTTCGGCAAGTACTTCAACGCAATCAAGGATGCAATCACGGGCATCGACTTCGCCGGGATCATGGCCAAGCTCCAGCCCTTCATCGACGCCTTCAGCAACGGGCTGGCGGTGGTGCTGCCGATTGTGGGGGCCATCCTGACGGACGTTCTGTGGCCAATCCTGTCAACGGTCTTCGGATTCATCTCTGAGCATATCGGCACCATCGCGGCGCTAGGTGCGGCCTTCCTTGTGCTGACCAACCCCATTGCTGCCGTGGTCGCCGTTATCATGGGCATCGGCGTTGTGGTGCCGTGGTTGCAAGAGACCTTCTCGGGCCTGGGCGATTGGATCGCTAACAAGTGGAACGAGATCAAGGATTGGATCGGCGCAGCGGTCGATGCAATCAGCGCCTATATCGCCGTCGTCTGGCAGGGGATCAAGGACTACCTAGTCGCCAAGCTGACCGAGATCGGCACCAACATTAGCGAGGCGTGGACCGCGATCAAGGAAACGATCACCGAGCGCATCGAAGCGGCCCGCGTGATGATCTCCGCCAAGTGGGATGCGATCAAGGAGTATCTCGGCGCGGTCCTGACGGCAATCAGCAAGGTCGTGGGGGATGCGTGGCAGGCGATCAAGGACAACGTGACCGAGTTGGTTGAGAAGCTAAAGGAGTCGGTGGCCGAGAAGTGGGAAGAGCTAAAGCTGAAAGTGGCCGTCGCCATTGTCAACCTTGCGCGTGAGATTCACGAGAGGTGGACAGAGATCAGGGACAACCTATCGGCCATCGTTGACAACATCAGGACGGCCATTGTCGAGAAGTGGGAAGAGATCAAGCTAAAGGTCGTGGTTGCCGTCACCAACCTCGTGCGCGAGGCTCACGAGAAATGGGTGGAGTTGAAGGACCGACTGGCGACCGCAGTAGATGATATGAAGGCTGCGATCCTCGGCAAGTGGGGGGAGATCAAGGCCGCGATGGCTCAGAAGATCGAAGAGATCAAGCAGACGATCAAGGACAAGGTGGCCGACTTCGCGGCGGCTGGCTCCGAGATCGTGGCAGGCATCCGCAAGGGCATTGAGGACGCATGGCAGAATCTAAAGTCTTGGTTCACGGGCCTATTTGGTGACCTGATCGGGATCGCCAAGAAGATCCTCGGCATCGCCAGCCCGTCCAAGGTGTTCGCCGAAGAGGTCGGTGAGCCGATAGGCGAGGGCATCATCCAAGGCCTCCGCGCCACACTGGAAGCCAACCCGCTTGCAGGCCTGATCGGTGGCTGGGCTGACAAGAGTATCGGCCTTGCGCCGAAGCTGATCACCCCGATCCTTGTCACGATGCTGTCCACTAGCATGGTGGCTGCGATGGAGAAGGCGCTGAGCTTCGGCCCGACCGGCGGCAGCAGCGGCCTTGACAGCATGTGGGGCGGCGGCGTATCGCAGGCCAACCCGTCCGAGCGGTTCTGGTCCAGGCACTACGGCCCAACCAAGGGGCCGGGGGGCGAAGGTCCAGGCACCGTTGAGGCGTCGGCCACCCGTGGTGGCAAGGGCGGCCACCTGGCTGCGTCCAAGTCCAACTACTGGCAAATCTTCGTCCAGAAGTGGGGCATCCCTACCGAGTCATCCGCCCGCAAGACGGCGCAGCAGCTTGGCATCCCGCTGCCGCAATGGCTGGAGGATATCTACAACCCGGCTGGCAGTTCGTCGCACGTTGATCCCGTTGACCCCATGAAGGGCGAACCGGCAGCGGCGGCAGAGGAAACGATCAAGTCCCTGGCCGCGCTGACGGCGGCGGCATCCGAGGCGGCAGAAGCTGTCAAGAAGATGCCCGTGATGATTGAGGAATGGCTACTCAATCCCAAACAGGATAGCGGCATCCGTTCCAAGCTGGCGCTCCCTGGCCCTGGGCCGGGGGGCCCGATCACGATTGAGCCGCCCCCTGGCGGTTCGGTCAAGGTTGACACCGTGGAGCTAGGCAATATCCAGATGGGCGAAACGCGGGTCTATCTGGACAGCCGGGAGATTGCGCGGGGGATTGCCAAGACCTTCGTGGAAGATGTTACAATCCTAGACCAGTTGGGTAAGGCACTTGGCAAGCGAAAGGCGGCGACGACCTGATGGCCATAACCTTCAAATGGGGCGGGACTGCTATCGCGGGATCGCGCAGTAGCTCCGCCGTCTGGACCGTACAAGACTATGAGTTTGGCCCCCTGGTATTCGAGCCACGGGTGCAAGAGCTTCGCATCCTACACGGTGAACGGGAGAATTGGTCGCCTATGCCGGTCGCCCGTCGCGACTGGCGACTGACGATCAAGATCGACGCCTCGGCTGTGGTCGGCACAACGCCGACCGATGAAAGCCGGGTGCTTGACGCATGGGAAGAGGCGGCATCGTTCTTTGATCCCTACGGGGGGACGGCCAAGCTTGAGGTGACGCGGCCCGACACTGACGCTGCCAACGTCGTGCGGCACCTGTACGCCAACGTGTTGGAGATTGACCAGCCGCGCATTATTCACCACGACCCGCAAGGCGTCGGGGGCAGCGGCGCCTATCCCGTTAGCACGATGCCCTACGCAATCTTTGTTGTGCGCGGCGACACCCGCTTCCCCTGGTGGACGCGGGCGTCGCTCCTGACGACGGACACGGCACCCGCTGCGGCAGAGCTTGCGGTCAGCGGATCAACCGATACGGTCACGATCAATAACCCGGGCGATAGATGGGTGGGCTGCAAGTTCAACGTGAAAGCGGCCAGCGTGAGCGGCACGGTCAACGGATTCACGCTGACCAATACGACCAACGGCGACGTATTGAAGATCACCAAAAGCACGGCGATGGCTGCGGCGGAATACGTCGACTGGCTGGCAGTCGACCCGCGCACGGTTGACAAGACAGCGGCTTGGAAGTTTGGCACGGGCGACAACCGTATGAGGCTGGAGCCTGGGAATAATACGATTGAGGTGGCCAGGACTGGCGCGGGTACTGGCACGCTGACGCTTGAGCTATCCTGGCCCTCGCTGCACTACACCTTCTGAGGCGGCATCGTGGCAGTCACCGACCAGCTAGGCGTATGGTTCTGTGGAAGCGACGGGTCAACGTGGCCCGTTGACGACTTCCTAGACCTGAACGTGACCGGCGCCCGCTATCTTGACGGCGCCGGGTCTATCACCGTTCCGGCATCG